CATTGGTAAGTTAAACTTGACCAAATACCGTCGGTAATGTCTATAGGATCAACTAATGTCGGAGTTGCCGAAGAATATACTGGTGGTTCAGAAATTTGCCCCGTACCCACCACATTACTCACCAACGCAAAACCGTCCGACCCTTTCATTTCCGCCGTATACGTCCCCTCACTTTCTATGTATATGTTCGTTGCCGTTCCTATATCGTACACCGTCGTCGTTTCGGCACCCGTAGGTAACACGTGGATTTTGGACGTTGGGTTCGTTAGACCCGAAAGACTCAGTTTATTGTATGTGTCGAAACTTATGAAATCGGGGATCGTGTTATTGTATACGTATACCGACCCGTAATCCGTACCGGCGGTATCGTCACCTTCCATACCAATAACAAACTTATCTTTAGTTGTTCGCGCAATACCACATCCAGCACCAAATTGATCACTGGATGCTGGAGACGTATCAGGGTTCAAATACTCTTTTTTAAGTGTCCATGCTCCGTTTGATTTTTGCCATAATTGCGCACGCCCTTTACTACTATCATATCTAAAACTCCCTACTAAAACCATAGTTCCATCATAACTAATCGATGGGAGACGCATGCCATAAATCTCTGTATCAGCATTAACACCTTGTGCGCGGGACCATAAACCGGTTCCAGAATCTCGTTCGTAAATACCAGAATTTCCGGAACTACTATCGCCATTACCAGATACAATGACAAGTGTTTCACCCACCGAATCGGACATCATAGTACAAGGCCAATTAGAATACGATTCGTCTATAATTTGAGTTAATGAACTCCATGTACTCCCATTCCATTCCGTCATGTGAACGGTTCCATCTGTAGAGTTTCCAATGAAAGCGCGTGTACCATCACCATTCATAGCAACACCACGACCTTTAGTAAACGAACCACCTGAATCCTGAGACCATGAAGTCGCACTAGCACGTCTATAAATATAAGCAGTATTTGCATTACCATGCCCCATTAAAAGAACATCACCTGCTTTATTACACGCCAGTCCCTCATATTCTGCACCAATATTAGTCCCAACAGTAATTACGTGTGTGCCTGTATTATCAGTTGGCCAAGCTCCATTAGTGTACTCGTACGTGTACACTTTTTCGGAAGCGTTATGCATGAGAAATATACGTGTTCCGTCTTCATTCATACACGCACCATCCGCAAACCTTTGTCCTGTGTTATTTGGGTTATCCCATGTTTGTTTGAGAACCCATGATCCATTTTCCAAGTGGTATATATACGCACGACCTCTCCCACTTGGATAATTAAGTGGATCCGTAATAAGTAATCGCGTACCGTCCGCGTTCAAAATAGTATTATTACCAAAACCACCTTGGCCAATTTGATGTGTCTGTCCACTTTGAACTGTACCGTATATTGTAGTATCTACAACATAATCCGCAAGCGTGGTTCCCATCGCACCCACCGTCGCGTTCGAAAAGTACGCCACGTTCGAACTCGTATCGAACGTTAAACTCGCGTATTCACCAGGTTTTTCAATGGTTATATCGCTCGTGAGTGTGCCTATATCGTACACGTTCGACCCGTAGGTGAGTTTGGAGGACGTGTACGTCGGCGTGTTCGTCAGTGAAAGTTGGTTATACCCGTCGAAGGTGAGGGTGGGACTTATTAAATCCTGCCATTTATAAAGACGTATCACATCTTCTATTCCAGAAACTGGATTTTCATAGTGTGCGCCTATGACATATTCTTTTAAAAAGGTAGTTGTGTGTGAACCTAAATATTGTGAATTCGTAAATGAACTTGTCACATCTTCATAACTTACCCAATTATCGGTAGATTTAAACATTTGTCGTGTTGCACCACTTGATTGTGCTATCCATAAATATACGCCGTCTCGCGTAAAGGAAACTGTCCATGAATATGATACTGATGTATTTATACTTCTAACAAGACTTGTACTCATAGTATTCCAATTTACATTTAGTATGTATAGTTCATTTGAACTCGCAAATGAATCAGCAAAAGCTAAAAGACAATTACCATTAGTATCTTTTTTTGAAAAGGAAATACCATATCTACCATAATTAGCCGATGTACTTAAACTGTATATAGACGTCAGGTTTATAGAAGTTGGTGTGTCCCATGTATCCCCAGAATTATATTTATGTAAATAAAGTACAGATTCGTTACTACCATTTGTTACGGTGTAACCGAAATCGTATGAATTTGGTAAAAATCCAATTTTATATACGTCATAAGGTGTTGAGAATTTCCCAGATGTTTTAACATAAGTCTGTGTACTCGTATTATGTTTATATAAATCTATAGTATTAGAAGAACTGCGTTTTACAATATATAAACCGTCGTGTGACATTGTAGCAGGATTTAAAGTTACATTAGTACTATCAGTGTAATAAGACGTATACCCATTGTCTGGTGTGCCTTTATAAACAGTTATACTAGTAGTAGTTGGATGAACTAATAAGTATGTCGCATCTGAACTACCAGAAGCAGTATAAAAACCATTTTGACTAAAAAGGGCGTTTGATGTAGAAAAATCCGTTTCCGGTTCCGTAAACACTTCTATATCACTTGGCGTCCCCGTCACCTCGACCTCGTTCGTCTTATAGTCGATGCCACAAATTTGTAAATCGGCGCGGTAGGTTCCGGGTTGGGTTATGTAGTAGTTCGTGACTTCTTTTAGTGGGTATATATACCCCTTACCCGCATTAGAGCCCTGTGAATCTTCATACATCGCCGAAACAAATACGTCATTTTCAGAAATCGAAACTGATGTTCCGAACTGATCACCGGTATCTATGTCACTCGAATAAAACTTTTTTATAAATGACCATGTCGTTCCGGATCTCTGGTATATATACACCGCACCCGCGTTAGTTCCATTATCACCGTCATTAGGTTGTCCGACAATTACTGTTTTCCCTTTTATTCGAGTTTTACTACCAAAATAACCATTGGCTATGGGTGTTGGTGCTCTAAGAGTAGCTTGTTGTGTCCACGCCTCGACACCTTCGTCCTTCTTAAATATATATACAGCACCCGAATTACTCAAACCGTCACTACCATCTTGATGTCCACCTGTAACTATATAATCACCGTCAATAGAAAGTCTTGCATTCCTACCCATATTGCCCGAAACAGTTGATACAAGTTTTTGTTGTTGTGTCCACGTACCCCCGATATTTTTAAATATATACAACGCACCATAATTACTGTTTTCACCCGGCGCGCCTACAACAAGATAATTACCGCTTAAGTCTAAACCTTCACCAAAATCATCACTACTTGATATATCACTCGAAACTAATGTTTGGTGGTGGTTCCATGACGTACCTGAGCGTTTATATACAAAAACTTCACCCCCTGTTCCATCACCACTCGCACCCACAAACGCATAATCTCCATTAATCGCAAGATCATTATCGCCATAACCTGTACCACTGGCAGGTGAAGGTGCCTTTAACATTTCCTGTTGTGTCCATGTTGCACCAGTACGTTTAAAAACGTAAGCTGCGCCTGTATTCCCCCCACCCGTATCTTCTGTATAAGCACCCACTATCAAATAGTTTTCACATGCTCCTATTTTCCATCCAAAATTATCAGAACTTTCGGTATTATCACCCGTTATACTAGTTAAGTATGACCATGTACCGTTATTTTTCTCAAAAACGTCAACTCTGGAATATTTAACCCCATTATCACCGCGACCACCTACGTATAAATAATTACCATCAAAGGCACTATACATACCAAACAGTCTATCAGTACCCGTTAAACTCCCAGTTAGAATGGTTTCTTCTCCATTTACTATATTTTTGGTCGTGGTAATTTCATAACTCGTCTCGCCTTTATACAAAACGACGTTCGACACGTAATCAATAGAGTTTCCTTCCAAGTATAGTTTATTTGCATTATCGTACACCAATAAAACGTCCGCCGCGAGTGGGTAGTCCACGAGACCCGTCACGGCTGCTAATACGATTTTAAAGACGAGCCAATTTGATAAAAACATGCTCGGCCTGCTCTATTACTGTTACACGACAAAACTTTTTAAAGTATGGAACACACGCTTTAAAAAATTATCAAAATACAAAACAAATGCCTTACCACTTGGCCACACGAGCTCGTTAGAGAAATATGCTCGCGACAGGGTTCGAACCTGTGATCGTTTGCTCATTTTGTAAAAACTCTCTCGGAGGGTTTCGATCCCTCTACTTCAGGATTAACAGTCCTACACTCTACCGATTGAGTTACGAGAGAAAGGGTCGTGCAACCAAGGATCGAACTCGGGACAATTGGAGTTTAGCAACTAAACGAATAGTTAGTATAATTCAAAATTACAATCCAATGCTCTACCAACTGAGCTATCGCACGTATGATACCGGTGTGATTTGAACACACGCTCTTTCGAACCAGAGCCTTAATCTGGCGCCTTAGACCGCTCGGCCACGGTATCACGAAATTATTATGTTTGTATTCTTTAAGTAAGAATGTTCGTTCAAATTATAAGTATCATTCTTCTACTGGTACTCGTTACACTTTTGTTACGTCGTTACCGTCGAAACCCAGAGTATAAGTGTTTTCTTCTCACCCTGGAAACATCAGCCGACCGACGCGAAAAGTTTATTAACCATTACGACGAATCCGTACCTCTAGAAATCATATACGGAACAGATACCAGGAAACTCGAAAATGCTAAAAAGTACCAGAAAATCATCGAACCGAACTATTACCGCGAGGCTTTAAAACTTCACTATAACGCGAACAAGACGCGACCGGATATTACCTATTTCAATTTAGGTGCTATTGGGTGTTATATGGGACACATGGACTTTTACCGAAGGTGTTTCGAACAAAACCTCAAATATGCCGTTATTTTTGAAGATAATGTCATTATAAAAGATAAACGCGTTTACCGGGAAATTCAGGACGTTATAAACAAAAAGGGTGACGATTTCGAAATGTGTTTCTTCCACTGTTTATCGCGATACCCGGATAAGGAAAGTGCTGAAAAGAGCGGACTCGAACGCGTTAAGTGGATTTCGAGTACCAAGTGTTACCTCATACACGTCGATAACATGAAAAAGTATTATAAACACTTTTTTCCAATAGATAATCACGTCGATATGAAACACGAAGATATAATCGCGCGAGGTGCGCGTGTTTACTATAAGGATCTCAGACACTGTTTACACATTGATCGTACCCATAACAGTACCATTGGACACAGTAATTGGGGGAACCGCGAGTTTTTCTCGAAACGGTACCCTACTGCAACCACCGACGAACTCGAGTACGGGTGGTAAACACACTAATTCCACGGTATATCTTGTGGACGAAACCGACACCCAATTTTTAAAAAGTCAACAAACTGTTTAAATTCTGGTTCAGTTATATCGGTATTTTCCATCGAATTAAGAACGTTACCGACATATTCGTTATACTTTTTATGATTACCTCTATGTGTAAGTCTATTCTCACGCAAATTACCAATTTCACGCGGCATCATTATTATGTTTTCGCTCGCGTGGATATCATAGTTTATCTTTTCAATAATTGGGTGACTCTTGAACTCTTTTGGTATGACGTGATGGTCCTCGACGTTACGAACATTCCATCTAAGTTTGAACGTGCGTCTGAGTAATGACCCGTATCGCATACTATAGTTTTGAAATACTTCTACGCCGAGACGCATCATTGAATCTTCCAATTCATCAACTTCTTGCCATGCCGCAAAACACTCTTCTGATGTTCCCGAAACGTAACACTTTTCATCGGCCTCGTCGAGTGCTTCCGCGAACCTAAACTGAAGGCGTGGGTTCTCGAACGTTTGAAACGCGATATTTATTTTTTTAGAATACGTACCTTCGAGAATGTTCTTACGTATTTGGTTACGTTTGTTTTCGGGGGACGGGGGGATTGAAGAAACTCGAATCATTTACTTTTTAACGTGGTATATCTTTAACACGTTAAAAAGTAGGCGTGATCCCAGCGGGGGTCGAACCCGCGACCTCGGCGTTGCGTTTGTGACGATAAAGTCACTTAGGTATACCTAGTAGTGTATAAGCACCGCGCTCTAAACCAACTGAGCTATAGGATCATATTCATATATAAACCATAATCTTTATACCCCGCACGAAGGATGAGACTCTAAATCCGCTGAGTGTCTCGGTGTTGGTAATTGATTATCTGGTGTTTTTGGACGCGTCATCCATTTTTTTATAGCTTTTGATACGCGCGAATCGTCTTGTTTAATTAATTCACCGTTTGAAATTATACTTAAACCATTACACACGTCAGGTTTATTTTCTTTATCGGGAAACGTTTCGTTAAACGCCTCTATCGTGTGCCCGGGTATATCAGGTGCTTCATCAAGTAATCTATCGTATTCTAAACGCACTTTATTCACAAAATCTAAAACGTCTTCGCGGTATTTCGTTTCGAGTGATAATTCCATATCAATGTTTCTATAGAATTTTGAGTATTGGATGGACATGACCGAGTGTGCTTCCATCATACGTGAAGAATTGTTAAACTTTGATATCGATGTAAGTATACCCGCAATAACATTCATAAACGCGAAAAAGTATTGAAAAATAACAATTTTTTGTTTTTGTTCGGTCGACATGTTTTGATCATTAGGACTTAAAACCGCAAACCCACCAACACCCGTAATACTCGATATAACTATACACGGGTACGATAACCAATCGTTCTGTTTTTTATAAAACATACGTGCGTGATTGTGTAACCATCGGTACCCGGCAGCCTTTTCGGCCCATCGGATTAGGAGTTGTTCTTGTTTTGGACACCAATGATGTTGTTCTGGTACTTCTCCCATTACTCTTTCTTAGAAAATAAATAAGCATATTCGCGAGCCTGTGTATCTACAATCTCGTTCTTTTTGTTTCCATTGTGTGCCTTGACCCACTTTATATCAACAAACTCAATTTTACGCAATAGGTATAACATGTGTATCCATAAATCCTTATTCTTTACGGGTTCACCTTTACTCGTTTTCCAACCGTTACGTTCCCAATTCTTCGACCACTCGAGTAACCCCATTTTTACGTAGTTACTATCGGTATATATAGTTACAATATCGTGTCCCAACTCAATACACTTCTCGAGCGCTTTTATGACCGCAGTCATTTCCATTATATTGTTTGTGGTTATCTTGGAACCTCCTCGGCCTATCACGTTTTCTATAAGATAGGCCCAACCACCAGGTCCCGGGTTACCGAGACAACTTCCGTCTGTGTAGACTTCTATCATAGTTACTAGTATATACGATAAAATCTTTATGTTTCGTCGTCTGATTTTGAAATACACCAATACATAATTCTATCAAAATTCATATACAAAACACCAAATGCGGAAAATGCTATTAGTATTTCGTAAATAGTCTCCATTAACGTAATATACACGTAATTCTTTATATTTCAGAATCGGTATCGTCTCTATAAGACGTTTTTGGACACAAAAGTATTAAGAATGCAACACCAAGTATAGTAAAGGTTACTGATATTCCAACTATAAAATTCATTATGTTTGTATCACTACTTAAAATTTTAAGTCTCTTTGAAACAAAATGAACCATTACCAAGATTGGGATCCTGTTATTATTCGCGGTAAAGTCAACAAGGAAAAGGAAAAAGAAAAGTATGTTAAGTTCATGGGTCAAGAAATAAAGTTACCCAAACGGAGTCAATATTCGGGTAAAACAAGGGAACAAAAACTCGATGAAACCGAGTTAGGTACACACAAAAGGATCAGTAAAGACACGGCACTAACGATTCAAAAAGCGCGCGTTGCAAAACAGTATACACAAAAGGATCTCGCGGGTCTCATAAACGTATCAACAGATATCATCTCTTCATACGAATCAGGTAAAGCTATTCCGGATCCCAAAGTCATGCAAAAATTACGTCGGGTTTTAGGGGTTAAACTTTAAAATTTGGTCTAAATTTTAATTTTTAAATTGTAAATTTTATTTATTTTTTAAATTTTTAAACGCTTAATAGACGCTTAGTTGGAGAACGCGAGGCCACCCATACCCGATTGGATTCTGAGGACGTTGTAGTTCGTCGCGAACATGTGAAGGGAACTACCCGTTCTGTTGCATTTGACCGCAACTTGCGCGTTGTCAATTCTGGAGAAGTTGCAGGTACCCGTTGGTTGGTGCTCTTCTGGCTTAAGCGCAAAGGAGTACGAGTAGATACCTGGCATTGGGGAACCGGAGTGGTGGACAAATGGTTGGACTTGGTTGAAGTACTTACCAGATTGTTCCTTGAATCTGTCTTGACCGTTGAGGACCAACTTGAACGTAGACAATGGACCGGAAGTGTCTTCATCGAATTGCGTGAGGCCATACAAGGCTGGTGCACCCGCGGCGGATGGCGAGATGGCGACGTTTGAATCCTCAATCGCAGCAACGTTGGAAGTGATAACAACTGGTGTACTTGTAAAGTTCCACACATTGGAACCGATGTCAGTGCACCAAACCAATTCCTTAACTGGGTGGTTGTACGACAATCTAATTTGCTTGGTGGCATCAGCATCGGCCAAGGAATCAGTGCCAGTGTGTTGGACTTGTTCGATCAAGTATTCGTGACCCTTTTGCGCGAATCGTCTGCGCTCT